CGCATTGCTTTCATAATTATACTCCTCCAGGGTAATAAGTTTGCGGTGTTATATACACAGATGTTCTCTGTCCGTCTTCGTTTAAAGCTCTTGAAAGCTCATCTTCGTATATCAGTTTGTTTTGTTGTGTCATTTGTGGGTTATATTTCATTGATAGGTAATATGCTAAACCAGCAACCATACAAGGTATGAAGCGAAACACAACGTCACTTTGGTTAGTGTATGCTCCTGCATCTTCAATTCTTTTTAGGTAGTAATATTTTAAATGTGTGAAAGTAGACGCATCAGGTGTTTGATATAATGTTATTGTGGGTGTTTTTTGCCTATCCACATAATATTGACTAGGTTGTCCTGTAGAGCCTTTGTTTGGTAAAGCAGCATACTCACTTCTGCTAATCTTAGTCAAAGATACATCATTAGTTCCTGTAGTCTGACCAGATGTTGTGCTTACATAAGCTTCAAGAATGTCGTTCGCATTTGTCGGTGCTGTGTATGTCGCCGTCCCGCTCGTCAGAGCTTGTTCTTTCAATTCTACTTTCCAAAGATGCAGTCCTCGGTTTCCCCATTCTGAAAAAAGAATATTTAAACTTCGTCTTGCCGATTTTAACTCATACCCACTGTTAGTTCTTGCAGCACATCTTTCATATGCTTCCTGTATGATATCATCGATATCGAGATCAAATGCTGTGGTTCCTGATGTTGCCATAATACATCTCTAATAAATTGGTGTTTTCTTTTTAAAACCACCTTTTGCTAATTTAACACCTAATGGTCCGCCTTTGTTTCTTTTGTATGGTGCAGCAATATTTTCATAGATAGGTGGTATATTCGTTGGTTTAATAGCATCAAGTAATCCACTAAAAAAGTCAGCGACTTGTGCTCTGCTTCTACGTTTTCTTTGTCTTTCTATTTGTCCTGGAGATAATTTAGTCGTTCTTTTCATAATTGAACTTGTGTCACCAGCACCTGTGGTTCTAGGTTGAGTACCTGGTTTAGTATTTCTTGCATCCCCTCGTCTTGTCAATTCTGCACTTAATTTTGCTTCTTCTTGTTGATTTGGTCTAAAAGGTCTTGCCTTTGGTTTTGGAGCCCCTGAACTACCAATATTCACAATTTTTCTTCCACCAATTGATTTTGGATCATCTTTAATTTCTTTTGATGTGTATGGTTTTGGTTTTGGTACAATAGCTGAAACCTTTTCATTTTTTTCTTTTATTTCTTTCTTTTTTCTTTTTGGTCTGTAAGAACCCATACCTGCGATACGTGTGTAATCAATAAAAGGTATGGTGACGTTGCCACCATTTCTAAACATCTTGCCTTTTTTTGCTTTTTTTGCTTTCATTTTTGCGCCAGCAATCCTGTCAGCTTTTGTTGGATTTGGATTATTATCAATACCTGCCTTGACAGACAACATACCAAATGAGCTTTTTTTATCTTTTTTCATAGTCACAGTATATCGTTATAATAGGTTTGAATCAACATCCCCTTGGAAGCAAAGGTTTTTACATTAGTAGGCTTACCACCAACCCCTTGTGCTTTTGATCTTTTTCTTCTCACCGCACTTCTCTTTTGCGATTCCGACATTCTATTAGCTTTAGCTTGTGGAACACATTTTGGGTATTTTCTTTTTGAGCTTTTAGCACTTTTACGACCACACTCTTTGTAGCCTCCTCCTTTTTTAGGTGAGCCAATATCAACCCACTTTTCGGAAAACCACTTTTTTAAACCCATTATAATAGATCTTTGTAATAAGCCATAGCTGATGAATTTGAAAGATTGTCGTCATCAACATCTACAGATATAGGCGAACCCATAACACTATGATCACCGACCTGACCACCATAATTAAAACCTTTACCAGCCAAAAACTTTTCTGACTTTTGATCTCTTAGTTGTTCTTTCTTTTTGCTTCTTTTTTGAAAAGTAGCCGTTGGTTTTTTTTCATCTCTGTACTTACCTGCCTTATAAGCTGTATGAACTCTTTTTACACTTCCCACACCAGCTTTGCCTAATTCATAAAGCGATACAGCTCCAGCGATTCCTGCTCCTACCACACCTGTAGTTCCAAGCACACCCAACCCTACTTTTCTTTTTGCAGGGGGAGGTATTTTATCATATGCATCTTTAAGTTTTTTACCTAAATCAGCTCTTCTTTCTAAAAATTTTGAAGTGTCCACAGGCTTACCTAATGTGCCTAGATCAAATTTTCCAGGTGCAACTTTACCAGGTTTAACTGTCCCTTTTTGTAAAGTCCCTTCAACTTTGACGTTTTTGCGTTTTAACTCTTTTGTGATATCACCTATTTTTTCATTTGGTCCAACAGGTCTTTTTAATGCTTCTGAAATTTTTTGAGAAGGTGTTTGTTTAATATCTTTACCTTCATTTGCTTTTATCATCGCACCTTTTTTAGCTGGCTTAGGTCCTTTAAAATCTTTTCGTTTTACACCACTTGGGTCTTTAATTTTACCGGCACAAATCTTTGATGCATAGGCATTTGCATAGGCACTTGGATAAACCTTAAATTTTCTTTTTGCTGCTGCTTTCCCTCTCGGGCATAATTTTGTCATAATAAATCCTTTACGTAAATAGATATTATACAGCTTTAACTAAGCTATGTCTATTCCTCAACATTTCAATAGTTTCTGGCTTTAATTCTTCTTTAAAACTACCTACTTTACCTTTTCTTGTTTTATAAATTAAACCTCTACCTAGTAAATTTACTTTACCTTCTCTTTCTAATTTATATAAATTGTCAAACTGACAAAACTCAATTGCTTCTTTGTACTTCTCAATATCAACATCTCCAAACACTATTTTCATTGCAGGATAGAATGCTGTATAAGGGTTTCTAAGCATAAGTTCATAAGAAATTTCATATTTGTATTTCAACTTTTTTGATTGTTTTGTAAACTCATCAAGATGCTTTGCTTTATCTAAAACAAACTCATCAATCGTTTTGTATTTCTCTGCCACACCAGGAACTCTTTTTATTTGATCGTGATATAAAGATACAAGTACATCTAAATCATTTCTTTTTAGAAGTATTCTAGTTGTGCCTTTTTCTAACCATTTTTTACCTTCGTCTTCAGCTTCTGGTGAATTGCCGAATGTAATGTGACTAAATATTAAATTTTTTCTTATTGTTTTAGATCGTTTGGCATACTCATAAAAAATGTAACGACACCAGGTTCTACCAGATTTTGGATAAGATATAAAAAAAATCATTTTACAGTCATCGTTGCTTGACCAAACTCTGTTGGAAATACATTATAGGTTATTGTATACCTTGAATGCAAACTTTTATTTTTATTTGTCAGGTGTAACATCTTAGCAGGAAAAATTATTAACTTACCTGCAGTGCTGGGTTGTTTATGTATTACAAAAGGTTTGAAATCTTTAACAATATTTTCTCCCTCCTCATCACACCAGTCAAGATATTTAAGCACCCAAGTACCTCCCATACCACCACCCCTAATTCGTTGAGGATAGATATTTACCCATTGATCCATCCAATCATTTAATCTGTAAAACAAAGTATCGCATTCACAAGTGTTCAAATACCATATACAACTAAATACTGTATTGTCGTGATTATGAGGAGTATGGTATTCCCAACATCTTGTCTTATTTGCGTGAGCATTTACTACCTTAAGTTTTTTTATTGAGAAATTGTTTTCTTTTACAATTTCATACATCTTATCCATTACTATTTTGGTAGCCTTTGGAAGATGTTTGTCTACATCCATTTGTAAAGAACTTTGATTTGGTCTAGCTGTTGTCGGTTTGTATTGAATGTTTTCCGCAAGTTTTAAAGCTTGTTTTGTTAAGTCCTCAGGCATATCATACTCATATATGTATGAGGGCATAATTTTTATTTTTTTCACTTTTTCTTGTTTCTAGCGACTTTTCTATATTTTGGTTTTTGAGGCGGTTTCTCAATTTGTTGTCGCATATTACCTCGTCCTATAGCCACGGCATATACCTCGTTTTGTTATTCTTATCTTTATCAGCTAACAATGCTTGTCTCCTTGGTTTATCACTTACATAAGAGACGTGTATCCAACCACTTCTTGGTCCCTCAGACTCTTTGTAAAATTCTAATATTAACTGGTCATATTCTAGATTATTTTTAATCCACTCTGCAACCTTTTTATTATCTAAGTTAACTACTTCGATATCAGCTGCTTGACCCTTTGCGTGTTGTGATTTACTAGAGCTACCAATTGCTTGACATAGTTTGATTGACCTGAAACCCGAATTAATAATAACAGGTTCGTTAAATCTATCTCTTACTTTTTGTAAAATATTTTCACAAAGGTTTTTTAAATGTAGTGTTTCTTGTGAGCTTGGTTTATTTTCAATACCAAGTCTTGTAGCAGTTTGTGATTTTGTGAGTTCACTAAGAGTAAAATTTTTTGATAATTGCATCGTAAAATGTATCTATTGGCAAACTAAATAGCATCCAAAGACTCCAAATTGAGATAAATAAAAAAGTTCCAATACCTAGTAAGGCAAAAACTAAAACATCCAAGATAGGAGTAACAATACGCATAATCCAATTACAATACTATCTTTATTACTTGAATACAAGTTTTTTATCATTTCCCATTTTTCTAACATTTCCATCTCCTTCTCGCCTGACAAATTCTTTTGTTTGGCGTTTTTCTACAATTAATATTATGCATTCTTGCCTGCCCTGCGCTTCTAGAACAGTAAGACTTTCTTCGTTTGGCAGCTTTGCTACCTTTTTTTACTTTACCAGTTACGGCTGTTTTTAACTTGGAGCCAGGGTTTTTGCGTCTATACGCTTTCACCCCAGCTTCAGTCATTCCAGCTCCTGATTTTGTGGATCTGTAATACTTTTTATTACGAGGAGGCATACCCCCCTCTTTGAGACCAAGCAAGTCAAGATCGTCATAATAACTATCCATTGTCAGTATCAGCAGTTACTGGTGTAACAAAAACAGTTACAGATGTGACATTTGCAATTGTCAAATGCATATCTGTTTTAAACACTATTCCGTCAAGAGGTATATCTATTTGATATTGGTCAGCAGCACTTCCTGCTGGTGTAGTGATAACAAGTTTTTGTGTACCACTAGCTCCTCCATCTTTAAATGTAAGAGTTCCTGCAGAGGAAGCTCCTACATAATAAATAGATAATAGTCTAGTTCTCCCAGATTGTACTGTGCCTGTTGCTGTTAATGTTTTTGCACCTACATCAGAGTTCATATTTTTCTCCTATTAAGTAGTTGGTGAATCAGATGATATACCAAAAAACTTAAGAGCTACAACACCACCTGCGCCAGCAGTTCCGGATACTACAACTTGAACTTCATCAGCTGTTTCAGTTGCAGCAGTAGTTGCTCCACCTGACATACCAAGAACTCCGTTGCAAGGAAAGAATCCTTTGAATCCCGTGCTGTTTATTGCAGCAGAAATACCATCAACGAAACCATCGTCATCAGCCTCTGTACCAATATCAACTAAGTTGACTGAGTTTGCAGCAGCACTTGTTACAGTTACCGCTACACCCATTGGTATAAAGTTTGATGGAATACCGATTGATGTTTCTTTGTGATCTGTGCCTGAGGCAGCAATAGTAATTGATGTGCTGTAAGTAGAAAGTGTCATATCACTTGTTACCACTCCAAGGCTGTTTTTTGTTATACTTTTGAATCCATTTTCTGAACGAACTGGACCTGAAAAAGTTGTATTTGCCATATTTGTTTTCCTAGTTAATAGATATAGTCCTCTAGGGTGTCTGCCAAGTCAGTCTATATCTTGTTAATATTTACTTGGAATTAAATTATACAATAAAAAAAGGGGACTCGTAAGTCCCCCTCTTTTACTTTAACGAAAGGAAGGATTTAAGCTGCCCCTGGAGACCCGAAAATACCTCTTGGATCAGAGAATCCAAAAGAATATCTTTCTCTTGCTTTAAATCTTACGTTACCTGTATCAAAGTCACCTTCAATAGCAGTTTTGATTGGACTTCTAACGAACATTTTCATTCCGTTAGGAGCATCTGTCATAATGAAGAAAGCATCAGTATCTGTTAGATAATGATTAATTCTATAACCCTGAGGCATCATACCCATAGAAGCCATAGCATTAATATCATTATCAGCAGTACCAACTCTTTGAGGTGATCTCAAAATTCTCTCTGCAGTGAACTGAAGTTCTTTTGGAATAATAAGTTTTACTCCCTGCATAGCAATTTTTAGACCTCTCTCATCAACAAATGCAGAAATATCAATCAAAGATTGCTCTATAGATGTTTCTGAAAGGTCGGCTGCTGTTGACAGCTCATTTGCAAATGTTCCGTTTGTAGCAAGTGGGTGGTCAGTAGCACAAAGCTCTTTACCATCACCGCCAGCAAAGTTGGAATCAAATGCGTTATTAAGAACATTAGCAGCTTTTACTTGTTTAGTATTCGCCATTGATCTTGCAAGAGCTCTTGTATAACGAGCAGCAAGTCTATCATAAAGATTATCTTCAATTGCTTCTTCAGTGATAGCAAATGCCATTGCAATAGTTTCGTGAGTATACCTTGCAGTAAAAGATTCAGTTGCTTGATCAAAAGTGACCGCACTACCTTCTTCTTTAACTGGTGCAGACCCGAAACCTGTTAGCATTACTTCTTCTTCAAAAGCTCTATCAGATGCTTCTGCAGCGAAAATTTCTGCGTGTTCATTTTCGTATCTATTGTATTCTAAGCCAAAGAGAGCGTTTAAACCTGGTTCTAACTCTTTGACCAATTGTGATCTTGAAATAGCCATATTTTATCTCCCTATACTCCTGTATCACCAGCAGCTGCCGGTGGATTCAGAAAGTGGTTCTGAATACGAACAACAACATTTGCGTTAGCAGATGATGTGTCCTCATTGTTAACATCTTGACATATATCAACAGCTTGAAGAGGTATAGCATTCGTAGAGTCTGCTGTACTTGTATCAAGTTGTACTTTTGATATGCCGGTTACTGTGTTTCCTGTTACGTTTGTAGTTTTATAACCTGTAAACAGACCTGCTCTTGTAAAAGCATCGTCTGAATCAACTAAAAACAACGTGTTAGGATCATCAATTACATTTGCAACGATATCACTAGCATTAATACTACCAGGATAATGATTGCTAAATGTTGGCTTCTTCGTAGTTGGATCAGTGTAAAATACACCATTGAAAACACCAATCGGTTTAACAGCTCCACTACTAGCAGTTACGTCATATCTTTCAATATTCCCTGCTGCTACTGGAACTACCAAGTCACCTTGGAAAATAGCTGTTCCATAATTGGCTGCAATAGTATACCTATTCTGAGCATTATTCCACGGAGCACCATTGAGTGATTTATATGGTCTTAGACCAAACTTTTCACTTACATTTGCCATAAAATATCTCCTTTAAAGGCATTAA